GACCAGCGCCTCGTAGACGTGCGGGTGGGTCTCGTGGAAGCGGCGGAACTTCTCGGCCAGCGACGGCGGGCAGAGCAGGTCCAGCAGATCGGCCTGCGTGAAGCTATTACCCCCGTGGGGTATGGTGGCTGTGGCTGTGGTGGTGGTGGGGGTCGTCTGGTGGCGGCCTTCATCCATCAGGCACCGCCTACGGCCATCGCGTCGGCCTCGGCCTCCAACTCGGCAGCGAGGCGACGGGCCTTCTTGGCCTGCTCCCGCTTGAGCGCCATCTCCTTGAAGTAGGCCTGACGGGCGTGCGCGGCCATCCTCTGCGCCGTGGCGTCATCGACGTCGGGGAACTTCTGCCGGACCTCGCGGAGCCAGCGGCCCTCGAAGGCCGCGCGGGCCGCGGCGGTTGCGGCGGTCGGGTCCGGGGTCTGGGACCACCTCTTGTGGGCCTTGATCGACTGCAATTGCGACAGCTCGGTCAACGGGCTAAACCTTTCGGTTAGGCCCGCCTCAGCCGAGGGGACGGTTGCGCCGTATGGCAGCCGTGGCCGAACGTTGGCAGAACTGTCCGGCACAGCGTGCTACCGTCGCAACAAGGCGAGGGGCCACCCAACCCGCTAGTCGGGCACCCCTGCCTACTCGGCCTGCCAGGGCCGAGTTGAGTCCCCAGGTCGTGTCTGGGGCGAGCAATTTCTAGGGTGTGGGGGGCGTAGCTATCACGCTGCGCCCCCCGACTCGGCTCAGCGTAGACCGCCCAACGATCACCGAAGCACCCCCCGGCCACATTCCGGACGGTGCTTGGCACACCTGTTTCACGCGATCAAGCAAAAACCCAGGTCAAAGCCCTTATCGAACATCCATCCGAGCCCTGAACCTTCGGTAGCAGCCCATGCGCAGCGCGTTCATATTGCCTGATAAAGCTATGTGACTGGGACCACACCCTGTGGTCCCAGTCACAGTTTCCGCGCTCGGCGTGTCGAGTCGTCAGAACTGGTCGCCGATGGCGAGCCGGCGGGACTCATCTGCCGCGCGGCGCTCGCTGGTGGATTTCGTGTACCTGTCGATCATGTCGCGGCGTGTCCAGCCGGCCGAAGCCATCAGCCCGCCCTCCGAGCCGCCCTTGTCCAGCCACATCGCCGCGAACGTGTGCCGCAGCTGGTGGTTGGTGAAGCCCTCGATGCCGGCCAGCCCCGCCCGCCCCTGGAGCGTGTCCCGCAGCCCGTAGTAGCCGAGGTTCTTCCCCCGGTCGCCGAGCCACAACGTCGGCGTGTCGGCGAGCCGGTGGGTCCGGCGCAGCCGCAGGTACCGATCGATCGACCGGCCGGTCTTGGGGTCGAACGACACCCGGCGCCCCTTGCCGCCCTTGCCGCGGCGCACCACCACCATGCAGTCGGTCAGGTCGACTTCCGGCACGGTCATCGACAGCAGCTCGTCGGAGCGCACCCCGCAGTTGACCATCAGCCGGACGATCGCCTCATCGCGGCGGTCGCGGAACTCCTTGCCCGAGCACGCGGCGATGAGCGCGGTCACCTGCTCCACCGTCAGCGAGTCGATGACCTTGTCGTCGAGCTTCGGTGGCTTCAACCCGAGCAGCTCGTCGCGGTCTATCTCGCCCTCCTCGGCCAGCCACGCGGAGAAGCGACGCAGGGACAGTTGCCGGGCGCGGGCGGTGGCCGGCTCCAGGCCGCTCTCCAGCAGCTCGGCGACGAACGCGTTGACGGTGCGGCGGTCCAGCGTGGGGGAGTGGCCGGTTCGCTCGCACCACGCCAGCCACAGCCGGACGCCGTCGCCGTAGCTCTTGATGGTCTGGGTGGATTTGCGTTCGGCGCGGAGGTGCAGCAGCCATGAGTCGAACAGCGCGGTGAGGTCAGCCATGCGGACACTCTCGCACAGCGATATCTTGACTCACAACGCTGTGCCGTGTAAAAGTTACGGCGTTGACCTACGTTCCCGCAGGCCAACGCCGCAAAGTTCGGATGTGGTCAGTCCAGGTAGTCCCGCACTAGACGTGCCTCGAACGCTGTGCCGAGCAGGGGAAACGCAGGTCGGTCGGAAACGCTGTGGACTGCAATATCTGTGACTGAGGCGGTGCCCATCCCGATGGTGGAGGAGCCCCGACCCGTGAAGAGGATCGCACGTCCGCTGGCGCTCGCGCTGGCCGCAGCCGTCGTCGCCGGCACCGCCGTGATCCTCGGCGTGTCGGCGTACCTCGACATCGAGTGGGACCCCGCATCCGCTGTCCTGCTCGCGCTGGCGGCCGTCTGGCTGCCTCAGGCGCTCATCTTCACCCACCGCGGCACCCGCCGCACCAAATAGGGCGGCCCTCGGCAAGCGACCTCACCGCAGCCGAGGGCCTTGATCCCGACCCCACTAGGAAGGGCGAGATCCATGGCCGAGACTACCCAGCCACGCACCTACCCCCTGAACGTCCCCAACGATCCCCGCTTCACCATCGGCCTGCTCATCGACGTCAAGCGCGTCCTCGAAGAGCACGGCTACCCGCCCATCACCCACGGCCTCGACCTGGTCGACCTGCAGCAGGCCCTGCACTCGTTCCTGTACAAGCGGGCGTCCGATGCGTAGCCGTAACGGCCGGTGGAACGTCCGGCCAGCGCAGCAGTCCCGCAACTCCCGACCCCGCCGCGCCACGTACACGTTCGACGAGATGAGCACGAGTCTCGACGTGATGTACGAGTGCGGGAAGATCGCCGGCCGACGTCAGGCTCTTGAGGACATCGCCGCAGCGCAGGGCGACGACGACCTGATGGCCCTCGTCGACCTGGTGCGGGCGGATGTTAAGGACGACGTTTCTCCGCACCAGGCCGAGACACTGGTCGCCGAGATCGAGGCGTGGCTCGAGCAGGGCGGCGCCGCATGAGGATCAACGTCATCGGTACCGAGCAGGAGATCGGCGCGGCGCTGGAAGTCCTGCGGGCCGGGCTGGACGGGGTTGTCGCCGGTGAGCCGATCGGTCACGGCGAACTCGTCATGGTCAGCATCGAGGCGCACGCACCCCTGCGCTGGCTGTCCATCGACCGCGACGGCCCAGTCGATCGGGCGAAGGCCCGGCAGATCCTCGCCGAGCTGGAGCCGGCCGCTACGAGCCCGACCCAACGTCGGCCGCGACGCACCGCGTAGCGCACGAGGAGAGGCCCCGACCGGCGGGACATGCCGGTCGGGGCCTCTGCCTTTCCTGGGAGCGGGCTACGGGAGCTGCGGTGTCCGCGTGACGACGTAGGTGGCCCACTCCCAGGTCAGGCACCTGCCGTCGATGCAGGAGTCGCACGTCTCGCCGCGCTCGTGCGTGGCGATGGTCTCCTGCGCGATCTGCTCGATGGTCCGGTACCCGCGCTCGGTGTCGTCGACCTCGGCCCAGCGTTCTCCGTCTGGCACGTCAGCCCTCCCTGTTGGCTGGCGGCGCCCCGGAGGCCGATCCGGTCGTCGGGTCCGGGATCTTGAGTCGCGGAGCGCCGCCGCTCTGTATGCGCCGAGCCTTCAGGGGGACGTGCCCGACGCACTCCCGGCACCGTACGCCTATACGAGCAGGAACGTCTAGGTACGTAGCTAACGCTCCACGATCGTGTGATGACGCTTAGCGTCGTTTTCGTGATCGACCCGGAGGGACCTCGGCCCGTCTACCAGCAGATAGCCGACCTGATCGAGCAGCAGATCAGGGCTGGCGAGTTGGTGCCCGGACGGGTGATCCCCAGCGAATCATCGATCTGCCAGGAGCATGGCGTCGCCAGGAACACGGCCCGCCGGGCTGTCGAGGAGCTGCGCGATCGCGGCTTGGTCTTCACCGTCCCGCACCGCGGCACCTACGTGCACCCGCGCTCGGAGTGGCCCGACTAGTCGGTCCGGCGGGCGCGCGCGAAGATCTTCAGGTTGGAGTACGAGAACAGCAGCGAGTTCGCGGCGGCCTGGGCGGTGAACACGAACGAACGGGTACCGGTCGACGTCTCCCCGGTCAGCGACGCGCCGAACGACATGGGCAGGATGTTGTCGGGAACGTCCTGCTGCACGGTGCCGGTCAGCACCCCGATCTCCGTGCCGCCGGTCGTGGTGCCCGTCCGGACCCGCCACGTGATGTTCGTGTTGCCCGTCGACGCGCTCGTCTCCACCACCCGGCCGAACACCTGAATGTCGACGTCGTACTCCGTCCAGTCCGCCGGGATCGTCAGCGTGAACGTCTCCTCCACCGTCTCCGTCGTGGAGATCGTGGACTGCGACCCGGTGTGGGTGGTGTACACGTCGCGGGTCAGCAACTCGGCGGTGATGATGTCACCAGGCAGCAGCGGCATCGCTCCTCCTCACTTCGCTGCCCGCGCCGGGGACCACAGCCGCACCTGTGACCCGGACGGGATCGTCTTGGTCACGCCGTTGACCGGGGTCTGCGTGACGGTGAACGTCTGCGGGGAGCTGGCCCCGGAGATGGCGTCCACGGTGAGCCGCACACCGGCCACCTTGATGTCGAACGGGAACGTGGCCGAGCCGCCGTCGGCCAGCACCTCGACAGCGAACGCGATCAGTGAGCTGGTCTGGTCGGTGGTGAAGGTGTCGCCGGACAGGGTGGCGTCGGCGGACACGGCGCGGGTGTTCGCCGAGGTGCGCACGTTCTGCGACGTGCCGGTGTTCCGGCTGGTGGCCACGTCCGACCGTTCGGTGTAATCCGCGTCCGGTGTGATGCCCGACGGGATCGCCGTGCCCGACGGCACTCGCGCGGACACGAACGCCACGACCATCGAACCCTCGAGCACACCGGTCAGGGTCGGCAGGTCGATGGTCGTGCCGGAGGCGGTGTCGCTGCTGTTCTGGCCGATCTGCGCGCCGCCACCCGCGGTCGCGCCGCCGGACACGATGACCAGGGTGGCCACGCCGGTGGCCGACCCGGACACGGTGATGGTCGGCGCGGAGTCGGCGGAGGTGATGCGCCGGTACCAGGCGTAGGCGCGGCTGGCGGTGCCCTCCGTTATCGGGTTGGTGACCCCTGGCCAGTCCGTCCAGTCGGTGGGGTCGGTGGCGGTCAGCGAGTTGCCGCCGAAGTGCAGGAACAGGATGCCGTCGTCTCCGTCGGTGGGGGTGTACCCGGCCGGCCAGCCCGGATCGAACTCCGTCTGGGTGCCGGTGCCGGAGTCGTCGGTGGCCACGCCGACGTAGCTGACGGTCGTGCCGGACCCGGTGCGCCACAGCAGCCCACCCGAGGCGGTGTCGACCGCCACGGACAGGGACGTGGACGCTCCGGCCGTGAACGAGCTCGCCGTGGTCGAGTACGCCGAGTCGAGCCGGCCGAGCTCGTCGTCGCCTTCCACCGCCACGTCGTACGGGCCGGCCGGGTCACACGACAGCGTCACCAGCCGCCGGTGGGTGCCCACCGTCTCCTCGATGCGGCGCACCATGAGCCGCACCGTGTCCGGCCGCATGTTGGTGATCTCGACCAGGTCGCCGGGGTTGAGCGCGTTAACGTCGTCGGCCAGGTCCGGCGCCGCGTCCAGGTCCACCGTGACGGTCGGCCAGCGGGGTTCGTCGTGGGTGCCCAGGTTCAACGCCCAGCCGGCGTTCAGCGGCAGCGCGTCGTCGGACACCGGGTTCACGGACAGTTGGTGCGGGTACCGGCCGACACCTTCTGGGTCGTCTGCCGGGTCGTTGACGTTCAGCGACCCGGACGTCTTCTCCACCCGGTAGGAGCCGCCGTCGCGCCGCGACGCGGTGATGTCGTTGTGCACGCCCAGGTCGTCCAGCACCGGGGCCAGCCCGGGGGCGATCTGCTCGCCGCTGTAGTCCAGGGTGAGCGCCGCGGTCTGGTTGTACAGGTCGTCCAGCGTCCGGTAGTGCAACCCGACGGCGGTGCGCTCGTCGGACAGGATTCCGCCGTCGGTGGCCTCGCATTCGGCGAGCAGCGCCACGAACCGGTCCGGGCGCTGCGGCCCCATCGGCGCGGTCGCGTCCAGGTCACCGGAGGAGGTGAACGCCACCCCGCGTTCGTCGCACAGCCGTTCGATGCGCCGGCCGGCGGTCTCACCCGTGTAGCCGATGCCGGGCTCGTACATCGCCACCTTGGTCAGCTGGTTGTGCAACGTCACCGATGAGATCCCGACCGTGGCCACGTTGTTGGCCACGCTGGTGACGCCCTCGTCCTCACGGCGGCCGGTCGCCCGGATCAGGTACGGCCGGCCGATCTGGCGGCTGGTCATCACCACCGAGTTGACCTCGGAGTCGTCGATGTTCAGGTAGACGTTGCAGTCGGCTCCGTCCTGCTCGACGGCCAGCTGGATGAGGTGCCACTCGCCGTCCATGATGCCGCCGCCGTCGGCCACGTCGCCGCCCAGCGACGCCACGCCGATCGACTCGGTGCCGGGCACCCACGCCTGCCACACCACGTCGTTGTCGGTGGCCTCGTGCTGCACGAACGCCTGCCACAGCGTGCTGGACGTGTACACGTTGAGCGCCACCACGTACGCGTACTCGGTCACGTCGGTGGGCAGGCCGCGGAACCAGAACCCGACCTGCCAGTTGGTGGCGGACCCGTTCACCACCGGCCCGGCCAGCGTGGAGTCGTATTGCAGGACCGGCTCGACCGCGCCGGCCGTGCCCGGCGGGCCGGACTCGGTGAACGCGATCGTGCCGACGCGGACTTCCATCGGGTGTCCACCGAGGATGCCCGACGGGGCTTTCGTGGTGAACGGGCCGGACTCCAGCGGCCAGTAGGCGACCAGGTTCGCGGTGTCCCGCACGGACGACAGCAGCGCCGAGGGCAGCGGGTCGTCGCCCTGGGTGAGTCGGCGCAGCACCCCGGCCGACTCCAACCCGACCCACCGGTCGCCCTGGTCGCCGCCGCTGGCGGCGAAGTCGACGGTTTCGTCGGGCTGGAACCGTGCCGCCTCCCCGACGTGGCGCACATGCCCGCCGACCGTGACCCTGGTGGGGGTGTTGCGGCCGGCCAGCCCGTACAGCGCCGCGGTGGGCAGCGACGGGTCGTAGTCGCCGGTGCGGTTGTCCAGGGTCAGCGTGGCGGTGCCCGCTTCCGGCTCGGTCGTTCCCGGCGCCCGGCCGCGGGCGATCGTGATGGGCTGGCGGGCGTACGCGGTGACGGTGTTCCACGCCGAGTCGTAGAACATCTCCACGGTGACGTCCTGCTTAGCCACGGCCGGTCCCCAGCACCAGCTGCACGTTGCCGCCCTTGGCTTGGATGGACGTGCGGAGCACTTCGACAAGCAGCGCGCCCAGCCGTGACCCGTCGCCGCGCAGTTCGATGACCGTCGGCGGGGTGCGGCCGGCCGGGGTGACCCGTTCCCCGGCCATCGCCAGGATGGGCACCTCCGTGCCGGGCGCGCCGGGCACGACACCGCCGGTGTGGAAGCGCGGCAGGTTCGGGGTGTTGAATCCGCCGATCGTGCCGAACGGTGTGGAGATGCCGGGGATGGAGAAGTTGTTCCACCGGTCGATGACCCAGTTGAGCGCGGACCGGAACGCGGACTTGATGCCGTCGAACATGCCGGCGAACGCGCTGCCCGCCCGCTTCGGCAAACCCTTCAGGAACGAGACCGTGGCGTTGAACTTGTCGGCCACCCACTTGGCCGCGGCCGTCGCGCCGGTCTTGAGGCCGTTCCACGCCGCGCCGAGCGCACCAAAGATCGTCTTCCAGCTTCCCCAGATGGCCTCGAAATGCTCCGTCAGCAACGTCAACGCCTGCCCCAGCAGCGGCAGCACGAACTCCGCGGCCTTGAGCAGGACGTCGATGAACTTGACCGCCGACGGGGCGCCCTTCGCGATCGCCTCGAAGAACTTCGAGATGGCCTCGCCGATCGCGGGTGCATGTTCGGCGATCTTCTCGAACAGCGGCACCGACGCGGCGACGGCCTTCTCGATGCCGGGCATCGCCTTTTCGGCCATCTGCGCGAACGCCGGGGCCAGCTTGTCGATCAGCGGGGCGACGGTCGCGCCCATCCGCTTGAACGCCGGGGCCATCCGCTCGATGGCGTCGCCGAACGTGTCCGCCGCGCGGATCAGCGGCCCCTTGAACGGGTCGGCGAACCCGGCGAACGCCTTGCTGGCCCGCTGCTTGAGCCCGCCGAACGCGGCGGCCACCTTCGGGTCTTTCGCCGCGGCGACGATGCCGGCGGCGAGCACGCCACCGCCCAGGCCCAGCAGGATGCCCGACGTCAGCGCGGCGGCGATCGTGGGTGCGGCGGCCACCACCGCGGCGGCCAGCGGCCCGGACACCGGGGCGTTGGCGACCAGCGGGCCGATCCGCTCGTTGAACCGCAGCGAGAACTTGCCGGCTGCGCCCGCGCCGGCACGGCCGAACCCGTCGAGCAGGTCGCTGGAGTCGTCGACGCGGCGGCCGAACCGGTCGGCGGCGTCGCCGGCCCGGTCGAACGAGCGCACCAGCTGCTTCTCGTCACCGGCGAACGTCAGCGTGATCTTGTTGGTCATCACGTCACCTCGAGACCCGCGTCGCGGGCGATGCCGGTGATGGCCCGCGACATGGCCCGCTGCACGTCGGAACGCTTCTTGGCGTACGTGGGGTAGAGGTAGCGGCCCTCGCGGTAGAAGCGGCGGGCCACCGAGTCACGCCGGCCGACCCGGCCGCCGAAGTCCAGCCACGCGTAGTACGGGGCGCGCGGCCCACCGGCCGACACCCGCACCAACGTGCGCGTGGCGGCCTTGCGTAGCGACTTGGCGGCCTTGCCGGTGCGGCGGGGCACCAACGCGCGGGCGCCCTCCACCACGATGTCGGCGGCGTCGTTGAGCGCGACCCGCAGCGCCTTCGGCAGGTTGGTGTCCATCTTGCGCAGGGCGCGGGAGAACTCGGCCAGCCCTTCGACGCGTATCCGGTCGGCCATGTCAGTCTCCTCCCTGCGCTAGTTGCGCCCGCTGCTGTTGGATGCCGTAGAAGACGCCCCACTGCATGAACTCGTCGGCGGGCATCTCCTCGCGCAGCCGGGCCACCGTCATCTTCAGTTCACGCGCCAGCGAGAACTCGAACTCAAGCTCCGGGTCCGCCAGGAACGCTTTTGTACGCCTCCTTGGGCGACTCTTCGGCCAGCCCGGACAGCTGCGCGATCCGCTCCGTGACGGTCTCCAGCTCGGCGTGCGTGGCGGACTTCTGCCACTGCTCCGCCTCGGCGACGGTCACGGTCGGGTCGACCATGCCCAGCGCCAGCACCCGCCGTTCCGTCTCGGCCGGGTCGTCCAGGCCTCGTACCGTCATCGCCTCGGCCCGCGACAGGCCACGCACCCGCACGACGCCGACACCGGGTAGGTCGACGTCGCCCTCGGGCAGCCGCAGCTTCAGCAACAGGGACTTGTCCACGGCTCCTCCTACTGGGCGGCCGAGTTGACGGTGCCGCTGATCTGCCACTCGGTCGTCCACGCCACCATGTCCGCGACCGGGTTGGTCTCCACGTACGACGTGCAGATCGCCGAGAACGAGTCCTGCGGCAGCCCGGAGCCGGTGCCTTCCGGCCGGCGCACGATCGTCACCGCGTTGTCGGAGTCGAAGAGCGGCTCCAGCACCGCCCGCGGCCCCGTGTTCGCCGTGGAGTCGTAGACGCCGCCCATCGTGAACGTGGCCGAGCGCAGGCCCGCCGAGTGGGACGTCTCGTCAGCGCCGTAGCCGGTCACGTCGTGGGTGGCCTTGGTGCGGTTGAACTCCGAGTTGTTGGTGTACGTCGACAGGTCGTCACCATCGACGGTGATGACCGTTTCCTTGCCGTGAATCTTGGCCATCGATAGCTCCTTACGCCGACGTGCCGATGATGACGACCGAGTAGGTGACCGACGTCCCGGACGACGAGTTAGCGACGTTGATCAGGTCGCCGGTGCCAGCCGTCACGGTGACCGTGGTCGCCGCCGGGGCGGCCCACAGGAAACAGCCGCCGGGCAGGATGTCGATGCCGTCGGAGGCGGCCAGGAACAGCGGCACCCCGTTGGACGCCGGCCGGGTCACCCGCACGTTGTTCGTGTTCGACGACGACGCGGTGACCATCAGCGCCTTCAGGTCCACGAACGTCAGCGAGTTGCCGAACGCGTCGGTGAGCCCCGCCGCCAGGTCCAGATCCTCGTTGCTGGACGCGTTGATGGTGCGGGTGTCGTGGAACACCCGGTCGGCCTGGTCCGCGCCGGTGCCCGACGTGAGCCGGATGCGGTGCCGGTTGTCCAGCGGCACACTGCCAGTGGCCAAATCCAGCGGGTTGGTGTAGTCCGCCGTGATGTGGGCGATGATCGTTGAGGTCAGTGCGACGGCCATCAGCTACTCCTGTGATCCTGCGATGTACGCGGCGAACTTCTCGGCGAGGATCAGCGTCCGGCCGGGGTTGTGGGCGACCCGCGCGGCAGCGGCCAGCGCGCGGGCTCTGATCTCCTGCTCGACCGACAGCCCGGCCGGCTGCCTGGTCCGGGCGGTGTCGGTGCGCGTAGCGGCTGCCATCAGCTGCTCCCTGGTCCGGCGATGTCCAACTCGAACACCGCGCCCGTGTAGGTGGCCTCGGCGAGGCGGAACGTGTCGAAGTCGATGCCGACGACGCGGACCGTGTCGAACGTCGTGTGCGTGGCGGACTCCAACACCTGCTTGACGGAGCGGGCGCCGGACCCGTCGCAGTAGGCGGCCAGCTCGTCGCGGGACGACCGGTCCGACACCAGCCGGACGACGAGCAGCACCTGCAGGGTCATCCGGTCCATGCCGCGGCCATAGGTGGCGTCGAAGGTGTAGCTGTCGGGCAGCGACACGATCGCCGCCGGTGGCGTGACCTCTGCCTCGGGGTGGCCGAACACCCGCAGTCCCGCAATCCCGTCGAGCCGGTTGGCGACCTCGTCCATCACGGCGGCCAGGTTCATGCCGCACCCCACACACGCCGGTACGGGTTGAGCGCCACGCCGACGTCGGGGTCGACGCGGGCCAGCAGCCGCAGGGCAGTGCCTTCATCGGGGCTGCCCGCGACGCCGTACGGGCTCTTGCGGCGGGTGTGGAACCGGTGAGCCTGCAAGCGGGTGGCCTGCTCCACCGACTCGGGGACCGAGGACCAGCCCCACAACGCCGTCACGGCCATGTCGTTGACGAGGCTCGTCGGCTGGACGGAGGAGTCGGAGTCGACCACAAGCCGCGTCCACGGTCGGCTTATCTTCGCCGCGTTCACCGGCTCCAGCGTGTAGCCGGTGATCGTCCCAGCGGTGCAGGTGACCGCCAGGTTAGTAGTGGACATCAGGTCGTCGATCTCGACCACCCACCGGCAGCGGCGCCGGTCCCACACAGCCGAGTACAGGCGTTCCTCAGCGGCAGCTACGACGCCGAACTGGCGGCCGGCGTACTTGTCGACCGCCCGCGACGCGGCGGAGATGGCCAGGGCGATCAGGGCGTTGTCATCGTCGTCGGAGATGCGCAGGTAGTCGCGCATCTCCTCCGTCGTGACGTAGTCCGGTGCCCAGGCCATCTCCGCCGCCCTATGCGTTGTTCGGGATGGCGAACACCATGCAGTTGCACACGAGTGTGTCGGTGGCGTCGTCCAGGGTCGCTGAGATCCGAAGCCACGGCCGGTCCGGCTGGACCTTCACGGCGACCGCCGAGAAGTCGTTGCCGGTGCCGGCCGCCAGCGCGCCCGCGACCGCCGACGTGACCGCCGCGGCGGGCGTGCCGATCGACCCGGCGTTGTCGTCGGCGTCCTGGATGACGTGCGTCAGCGCGGACGTCGTACCGGCCGTGGTCGCGCTGAAGACGACGAGCAGCCGGTCCCCGGGCCGGTAGTCCGCCAGTTCTCGAAGGTCGATGTCGTTGGGGGTGCCGAAGTCGTACGCGGTCGTCGTCGCGTCCGTGATGGACTGCGTGGCGGAGGCGATCAGTTTCGCCCCGGCCAGATCCCATCGAACGATGCTCATGCTCTGCCTCTCAGGTGTTGTTCTGGAGGATCTTGTACGCGGACCGGTTCTGCACGGTGCCGTCAGCGCGCTCCCAGGCCGTGTACTCGACCTGCCCGTAGCTGGCGCGGGTGTACGGGTTGACCACCACGGCCAGGTTCGACACCCGCCGGATGACGTACGCCTCGCGAAGATCGCCGTACACGATCGCGAACGTGTCCGCGGCGGACGACAGGGTCGGCATCGCCTCGTCGATGACCACCGGCTTGCCCAGCAGCATCCGCTGCGGCCGGCCCTGGATG